CCTCCGCTTCCATAAACCGCCCAAACAAGGTTTGCCGGGGTTACAAAATGGGAACACGCGGCCGTAAGTCGGCGGCTGAACTGGCTGTCATCGGCTCTCAGGGCGTTGTGCAGATGACTCGCCCGAAGCCGCCCGAGGAGCTGACGGACGAGCAGGCAGAGGAGTGGCGGGCGATCGTGAACCAGCAGCCTGCGGAGCGGTTCACGGCGGAGACGCACGGAATGCTTGCCGCCTACTGCCGGCACGTGGTGGCGCTTCGCCGGATAGGCCAGATGGTGTCCGCCTGCGAGTCTGCGGAGGAATTCGACCTCAAGGAATACGACCGGCTCCTGAAGATGCAGGAGCGGGAATCTCGGTGCATTGCCTCTCTGGCGGTGAGGTTGGGTTTTGCCTACTCGACAGCCTACGAAAAGCGGAAACCGGCGAAAGGCGGCAAACGGATGCCGTGGGAATTCGGAAAGGGAGGAGTGTCAGCTTAGCGGGTGCAGCGGGCCTGCGGCAGAGGAGTGGGCGGGATTCTGCTCCCGTGGCTGCCGGAACATTGCGTGGATCGAGCACGTCTGTTTTGTCCCTGACGGCAAGTTCGTCGGGCGGCCTATTGTGCTGCGGCCGTGGCAGCGGGACATCATCCACGGCATATACGACACGCCTACCCGTCTGGCCATCGTCTCTGTAGGGAGGAAGAACGCCAAGACGACCACGGCGGCGATGTTGCTGCTGCTGCACCTCTGTGGTCCGGAGGCGCGGCCGAATTCGGAGCTGTACTCGTCGGCGCTCTCCCGGGACCAGGCGGCCATCATCTTCCGGCTGGCGTCGAAGATGATCCGGCTGTCCCCTGAGCTCCGGGACGTGGTGACGATCCGGGACACGGTGAAGCAGTTGCACGTGCCCGGCCTGGGGACGCTGTACTGTGCTCTGTCGGCGGATGCCTCTACCAACTTCGGTCTGTCCCCGGTCTTCGTCTGCCACGACGAGCTGGGTCAGGTAAAGGGTGAGCGTCATCCGTTGTACGAGGCTCTCGAGACCGCGACGGGGGCGCAGGAAGACCCGCTGTCGCTGGTGATATCGACGCAGGCACCTACGGATGGAGACCTGCTGTCGCGGCTCATTGACGACGCCAAGAGCGGGTCGGATCCGCTGACCAAGCTATTCCTCTGGACGGCCCCGGAGGATGCGGACCCGTTCGAAGACGAGACGATCCGCAAGGCGAACCCGGCGTTCGATGACTTCCAGAACGCGGACGAGATTCGCCGGATGGCCGCGGAGGCGAAGCGGATGCCGTCGCGGGAGGCGGCGTTCCGCAACCTCATCCTCAACCAGAGGGTGGAGGCGTCGAGTCCGTTTGTGACTCAGTCGGTCTGGAGGTCGAACGCGGAGGAGCCGGAGACCGGTCTGGTGGGCTACGGGGGGCTGGATCTCTCGGAGACCAACGACCTCACGGCGTTCGTGATGGTGGTGCCCAAGGGTGGTGTCATGCACGTCCACCCCACGTTCTGGCTGCCGTCAGAGGGTCTTGTCGAGCGGGCGCGAAAGGACCGCGTTCCCTATGACGTGTGGGCCGAGCAAGGCTACCTGCAGACCACTCCGGGGCGGTCGGTCGAGTACGAATACATCGCGACCTGGCTGGCCGAGCTATTCCAGCGAATGGATTTGCGGAAGGTGGCGTTCGACCGATGGAACATGCGGCACCTTCGTCCGTGGCTCATCAAGGCGGGGTTGACGGAGGCATTCATAGACAACCGGTTCATGGATTTCGGCCAAGGCTATGTGTCCATGAGCCCGGCCCTGAGGACGCTCGAGTCCCTGCTGCTCAATGAAAAGTTGAGGCACGGCAACCACCCCGTGCTGACCATGTGCGCATCGAATGCCGTGGTGAGGTCTGATGAGGCGGCGAACCGCAAGCTGGACAAAAAGCGATCGCGCGGACGAATAGACGGGATGGTAGCGCTTGCGATGGCGTGCGCGGCGGCCAGCGAGGACTTGAATGAAGAACCGGTTTTCGCCGATGCGCGGGGCGAGCGCATCCCCTTTGACAAGCTCGTCAGGCGGACGGAGCCGCCGAAAGCGGGCTCCTTCCTGGATGCGATCCAGAAGCCCCGAGGTTGAGTGGGGCAACGGGGAGTATTGGGGCTGGCTCGAGGCTGGCCGCTTGGAATTGAGCCGCCATTCTCAGGTACTGCTTGCGCGGTGGAATGTTACTCATGCCAAAACCAAGCCGCTCACGCCTCCTGCGTGACAACGCTTTTTCCGAGGTCAAGCGATACGACCGTGCCATTGATGCGATCCGTGAGGAGCATGGCGAGGAAGCTGCGCGCAAGGTGATGGCGGCTCGAGCATTGGATCTGGCACGGAAGCGAGGCGCGAGGATTCCGAGGCCCGGAAAGTTTGTGCGTGGCGCGAGGGTCAGGACCCCGTGAAGCCGGACAACGTCGAATATTTGCCCATCTGGAAGTCAGAGGCGACGGCGGAAGAGCGCTTCAACGAGCTCGCCATGATCGCCCGCAAGCATCCAGAAAGGTTCAAGCGAGTCGTTGTGATCTTTGAGGAACAATTGCCACTGGAATCCGGGCGGACCTACCCGGACACGATCACAAGGTATGTGACCACGGGATGCTGCGCCACGATGGCTCTTGGTGTGATTGAGGCTGGAAAGCAGAAGCTCTTGCGCTGGATGTTCGACGGCGAAGACTGATGGCCATCAACATCCCCGACCACTGGAAGCGCATCTGCGGTATCCATGTGGAGGCAGACGGCAGGGTCGGCGCGGTCTGGCTGGCTCTCGATACCACGACATCCGTTGCCGACCTGTACGACTGTGCGTTGTTCGATCGCGAAGTCATGGCGGTGGTCGGTCAGGGCATAGCGGGCCGTGGCCGCTGGATCCCGGTGGCGTACCGCAAGCAGGACTCCGAGTTTGCCCGGAAGCTGTTCAACGAGTGCGGCGTAGACATCCTGCCTGAGCCGGTCATGGACAGTCAGGCGATGGCGGAAATCAGCGCCCGGACTATTCGCCAGATGATCCGCGCGAGCCAGCTCGTGGTGGAGATGGAGGTTGCGGAATTCCGGCGTGAGTTCGAGCGCTACAACATGCAGGACTCGCAGGTACCGCTGAAGGACTTTCCGCTGATGTCGGCGCTCCGTCACGCGGTGGAGAAGATTGATTGGGCGCGTGCCCAGACGATGGGGCGTAGCCGACCCTGTTCGCCGAAACTGGCAGTGGTGTAATGGCAGAAGAAGTCGAACCCCTTACAGACGAGCAGTTGGTCACGCTCGTCAACCAGGAGTTTGAGAACGCCCTCGGTGCGCCCGATCAGGAGATTTCCAGCGAGCGTGCGCGCGCCCTCGACTTCTACCTGCAGAAGCCTTACGGAGACGAGGTAGAGGGCCGCAGCACCATCGTCACTTCGGATGTCGAGGACGTGGTTGACGGCATCATGCCGTCCCTGCTGCGTATCTTCACCACGGCCGACAACGTGGTGAGTTTCGACCCTGTTGGTCCCGAGGACGTAGCGGCTGCGGAGCAAGAGAGCGACTACGTCAACTATATCTTCTTCAAGCAGAACCCGTCGTTCGAGATCATGTACGGCTGGTTCTGGGATGCGCTGGTCCAGAAAAACGGTATCGTCAAGTGCTGGTGGGACGAGTCGGAGGAAATCACCACCGAGACTTACGAGGGCAAGACCGAGGAGGAGGTACTCGGCCTTCTCGCCGATGACGACATTGACGAAGATTCGATCGAGATCGAGCAGAAGTCCGGCGAGACGGTGGACCCGAATGGCAATGTGGTCGAGGCGGCGCTGTTCGACCTCAAGTTCCGTCGGGTGTCGAAGTCGGGCCGTATCTGCGTCGAGAATGTACCACCGGACGAGTACCGCATTTCCAATGACGCGAGGTACCTGGATCCGTCTCGGGCGCGCATGGTGGGGCACGAGCGGGAGGTTACTCGCGACGAGTTGGTCGCCATGGGTATCGACCGGGAGATCGTGGACGAGATTCCGGTCAGCGACGCCAAGGCGGACTCGACGGAGAAGCAGGCCCGGCGCGACAAGACGGACGACCAGAAGACCCAGGGGACCAGGGATCGGTCTCAGGACAAGATCCTGTTGCGCGAGGCGTACATCCGTGTTGATGACGACGCCGATGGCAGGGCGGAACTGCGCAAGATATGGGTAGCGGTGGGCCATGACAAGCCGCTGTTGAACGAGCCTGCGGACCGCCAGCCGTTTCATGTCATTTGCCCCTACCCGATTCCGCACAAGCACTTTGGTCGTTCGGCGGCTGATCGATTCCTGCATCAGCAGCGGGTCACGTCGGAACTTATCCGGCAGATCCACGACAACCTCTACCAAACGAACCAGCCGGGGAACATAGTTAACGAGCAGGCGTTCACCGAGAACACGATGGACGACCTGCTGACGACGGACATCGGCAGGAACGTCCGGGTTCGTGGTGACGTTCGGGCGGCGGCGGCACCGATTACCGTGCCGTTCACGGCTGGCGAGTCGTTCCCGATGCTGGACTATTGGGAGCGCGTGAAGCGCCGCCGAAGCGGTGTGAGCGACACCGGCGAGGGGCTCACTCCTGAGGCCCTGAAGAACATTCAGCAGAGTGTCATGGCGGAAGCCAATGATATCTCGCGGATGAAGATCGAGGCCATTGCCCGGATATTCGCCGAGACGGGTATCAAGAGCCTGTTCCTGCACATTCACGAGTTGGTGTTGAAGCACCAGCAGAAGGTGCAGAGGGTGTTGCTCCGCGGAGATTGGGTGGAAGTGGACCCGCGCCAGTGGAAGCACCGCAGGGATATGACGGTGAACATCGGCCTGGGCATTGGTACCCGGGACCGCAACCTAATTCACTTGAACGCCATCTGGGATAAGCAAATGCAGATGGCGCAGTCCGGCGGGTTGAACCTCACTATCAAGCCGAAGCACCTGTTCAACACCTTCGTGGAGATCGTCAAGAACTCGCGGCTTTCAAACCCCGAGCTGTACGCGCAGAACCCGGGTGAAGAAATGGCCCCGCCTCCGTCTCAGCAGGAGCTACAACTGCAACAGCAGCAACAGCAGTTGGTGGCGCGTCAGCAGCAACTGGATGCTGAGCGTAGGCAAATAGAGCAGGCGCGGGTGCAGATCCAGGCGCAGGAGATGCAGCTCAGGCACCAAAGGGAGCTGCTCGAGATCGATCGCAAGCGAGAGGCAGACGAAAACAGGCTCTTTACTGAAATCGAGTCTCTCAAGAACCAGTTGCTTGAGATCCAGCAGAAATACGACACCACCCGGACTCAACCCACGCAATGAAAGACCAGAAATCCGAACGTCTCCGCGACCAGGTGGATCGCGGGGAACGGGCGCGTATTGTCCTCGCCGAACTGAAGGACGCCAAGGAAGCGCTCGAGCAGCAGGTTTTCGATTCATTCCGGCGCAGCGACGTACACGACTCCAAGGGCCATCAGGCGCAGCGCTTCTACCTGCGGGTCTTGGACGACGTTTTCCAGCGCTTCGAGCAATTCGTCATTACAGGCGAGGACGCGCGCAAGGAGCTGGTCCGAATCAAGAGCCCTTCCATAGTCCAGAGGATTCGCAATGTCTGAGGAACAGATCCCGCAGAGCCCTGCATCGCTGCTGTACGACGGCCCCAAGCCCGAGAAGCCAGAGGGAGAGCCTGAGAAGACTGTCGCTCCCGATGACGAGGGTACGCCTCCGGTAGACGAGCCGGAGGTTGTCGAGGGACAGGAGCCCGAGGGCGATGAGGTCGAGGAAGTCGAGCTCCAGACTCTGGAGGAGTTGGCAGAGCATTTCGAGCTTGATCCGGAGTGGCTGCAGAAGCTTCAGGTCACGCGCAAGGTCAACGGTAAGCCGGTCAAGGTGTCGATCTCCGAGGCGCTGGACAACCTCGACAAGGTGAAGGCTGCTGACGCCTACCTCACAGAGGCGCGAGAGAAGGCGAAGGAGATTGCTGCTGAGGCCAAGCAGCAGCAGGAGCAACTGACGGCGACCATCACGGCATTCGGCAAGCTGCTGGAGACGGCGGAAGCAGAGATCAATGCCGACGTTAAGGCCATCGACTGGAAGAAGCTCCGCGAGGACGATCCAGCGGAGTATGTCGCGAAGAAGGATGAGATTCGCGAGCGCCGTGAGCGTTTGGAGAAACTAAAGTCCGAAGCGGCCGAGCAGTACAAGCAGGCGATTGCCCAGCACCAGGAGAAGTCGCTAGAGGCGCTGAAAGAGTACGTCGCGAAAGAGCGCAACAAGCTGCTGGAGGCGATCCCGGACTTTGGAGACGAGGAAAAAGCCAAGTCCCTGCAGAAGCAGATTACCACGGACCTCAAGTCGCGTGGTTTCACGGATGACGAGATTGCTCAAGCCTACGATTCAAGGCTTGTGATCATGGCTTACGAGGCGATGCAGTATCGCGCCGCGAAGGCCAAGGCCGGAGCCGCCAAAAAGAAGGTGGTGAAGGTTCCCAAGGTTCTGAAACCCGGCGCGTCGAAGTCGCAGCCGAAAGCCAACGGCCGCGCGAAGGACGACCCGGTTTCCATTCTGTACGGGTAGTACGCGGGAAGCCAGCGCGCACCACCCAGAAATCCTCGGCTGACAACTCTTTTTCGCTCGGAAAGCCACCGGGCGCGGGAGTCGTTTGCCTGTTCGATATGGAGCAAAAGGTAAATGGCTACCATCGGAAAGAAATTTGTCGATCTCATCGACCTCTACAAGAGGGAAGATGCGACTCGGCAGGTCGCGGTGGTTATCGAACTGCTGTCGCAGTCGAACCCCATCCTTCAGGATGCCATCGCGATCGAGTGTAACGAGGGCCGGCGCCATCTCACGACCGTCCGTACTGGATTGCCGGAGGTGACTTGGAGCCAGTTCTACAAGGGCATCAGCCAGTCGAAATCCACGACTGCGCAGGTGCATGACACGACCGGTCTGGTCGAGGGCCTTTCGACGGTGGACAAGCGTCTGCTTGACATCTCGAAGGATCCGAACGCGGTGCGTCTGTCTGAGGCCGAGCCGTTCCTCGAGGCGATCTCGCAGGAAGTGGCATCGACCATTTTCTACGGCAACGACGCGCTGGACCCGACGAAGTTCCTGGGTCTGGCACCGCGTTTCAGCGACACGACCGCGGCGAACGGCGGCCAGATCGTGAAGGGCGGCGGTTCGGGTTCTGACAACACGTCCATCTGGTTTGTCACGTGGGGCGACACGAAGTCTCACCTGATCTACCCGGAGGGGACGGCGGCCGGTGTCCGTCGCGAGGACAAGGGCGAGCAGCGTGCTGTTGACGGTAGCGGCAACCCCTACTTCGTGATGGAGGAGCTGTTCAGCCAACACATCGGCTTGTGTGTCCGCGACTGGCGGTCGGTGGCTCGCATCGCAAATATTGATGTGAGTTCCCTCGCCAGCACGGACCTGTTCGCTCTGATGCGTCAGGCGTTCTGGAAGATCAACCGTCACCGGCAGCCCGGTACTCAGACGGTGATCTACGCCAACGCCGATGTGCTGGAGGCGTTGGACGCTCAGACCACCCCGACCACGTCTACTGGTTCGGCCAACACTCCGGTTCGTCTTACCCCGATGCAGGTGGACGGTCAGGAGGTCATGTCCTACCGCGGTATCCCGATTCGTCAGTGCGACGCGATCGTGAACACCGAAGATCTGGTCACCTAAGGAGGGACGGAAAATGTTGAGTTCAAACGAACTGACCTTCTCGGACGGCCAGGCTGTCTCCAGCTCGGGGGCGTCCACGAACGTGGTTGACCTCGGCGCGACGGGTACTGTGCTCGGAGCCCCTGCGGCTCTGGTGCGGGACATCGGCAAGGGCCAGCGGATCGACATCCTGGTCCAGCTCGACGAGGACGCGGGGGGGACCTCGCCGACTCTCGACGTTGCGCTGCAGGTTGACTCGGTGGAGAACTTTGCGACCCCGAAGACCGTGGCCGTGGCCCCGCAGATTGCGGGTGGTTCGGCTGGTGACAGGGTGGCGCTCTACTGGATCCCGGAGGGGACCGACGAGCGTTACCTGCGGCTCAACTACACGTTGGGCGGCACGTCGCCGGAGTACACGATCACTGCCATGGTTGTGGCGGCCGATCAGACCAACGACACGGTGCCGGGAGCCTGACGTGGAGATGATCGCAACCAAGCCGGCCTTTTACCGGGGCCGCTATCTGAAGCCCGGAGACTCGTTCGAGGCTCACGAGGGGTTCGGTGGTAGCTGGGCGGTCCCCAAGGGGAGTTACAAGCCCGAGGTCAAGGACGAGGCGAAGCTGGTTGCGGAGCTGAAAGAGGCCGTGCAGGGACGCGCGGCCCCTTCTCTACCGAAGAAGAAACGGGGAAAAGCGAAAGCCCCGAAGTAGTGGTGAGCGTCCCCCACTCGGGGACGCGCACCCTTCTTTCCATTACCGGCATCAATGCCCGCGAGCAGGGTCTGGTAGGTGCTGGCACATGGTGGCACTTCGGGGCGCATGAGCTGCTTCTGGAGAAGTATGAGCCGTGGGCTCACATCCCCATTCGCCATCCCCTGAATGTCGCTGAATCGTGGGCGTCGCGGAGAAAGACCGGAGACGTGATCAACGCCATGTTGAATCACTACCGGTGCATGTTCCGTTACCTGGAGACTCACGACGCGACGTTCTACCGGATGGAGGACTACCCCCGTATTGCGGGGACAGGCGAGCACGAGCGCGGAGCGCAGTTTCGCATTCGGCAGTTTCAGGACGCGGTGAGGGAGCACGTCATAGAGCCGCACCGGGAGTTCTTCAAGCTGTTTTACGAGGATCTGGACCATGGCGCTTGATACTTACGAGGGCCTGCAGCAGAGCATCGCCGACCACCTCGACGATGATCTGGGGGAACAGATCCCGGACTTCATTCGGCTGGCAGAGGCGAGGCATTCCCGGGAGATTCGCATCCGGGAGATGCTGACCCGTGCGTCCCTGTCGATCAACGAGGGTGACCGATACGTCGATCTCCCTGTCGATTTTCTGGACCACCAGTACCTGCGTATCGAGACTCCAACCGGCTTCGACCGTGCTTACTTTCCTGACCTGCAGGAGGTGAACACGGACCGGATTACTCGAGAGGCTAGGAAGACGAAGGCGCGCCCGAGCATGTACACGATTCACTCGCAGATCGAGTTCGACGCGCCTGCCGACAGGGACTATGACGCGGAGATGTTCTATTACGTCGAGGTCCCCGCGCTCTCGGACGACAACACGAGCAACGTGATTCTGGCTCGTGCGCCTGATGTGTACTTGTACGGTGCGCTGCTGGCCAGTGCTCCGTTCCTGGTGAACGACGAGCGGCTGCAGACGTGGGGTGAGCTGTACGCGCAAGCGCGTGACGCGCTGAACCGCTCGCAGTGGGAGAGCCGGCGGGGAGGTCCGCTGATTTCCCGGGTCGCCGGTAGCACTCCGTGACATGGCGATCATACCTGTCGGAGAGCTGCTCCCTGACGTAGCGGCGCTGGGGAACAAGGGTTCTCTCAGCATCGTCAACGCCCT